CGAGTGTCTTGGGCAACAGGTAGTTGATGTCCGTCTGACACCCGAACGGATAGAACTCATCAGCATCCAGCACGATGAAGTAGTTAGGATGAAAGTCCATGTCGGTTATTGCTCGCAAGTACTGATCGCGAGCTTCGCACTTGCCCTGAGCCTTATCCTTGGCTGAGCAGAATCCGTACTTGATGTGAGTAACACGAGGATCGGACAGAGCAAGTTCTGATAGGAACTCTGTAGTACCGTCGACACTCAGACCTTCTGGTGAGACCATGTCAGGATTGGTTTCTGCGTAGATACGATCAGCAGATTCTACGAATACCCACTTCTCTACTCCCGGCCAGTTCTTATGCTGCTCGTAGAGTTTGGGAAGCCATTCCATTTCATTGAGCACCAGAGTACAGAGTGCGAGTTTCATGGGCATCTTTCAAATAATGCTTCTTTGGGATTCTTAAAGCCCAGCATCAAAGTACTTTTCCCTATACGCTTCATTTCACGAGTCAAATCTGCTGCAGCGTACATTCCTATTTCTTCTGACAAGCAGCCAACAACCGATCGGGAAATGCAGATATCATAGGACTTGTCAGCAATGTGTTGCAAGTTGCGACCATCAGCAACTTCGAATGTTAGACTCTTGTACCTACTGTATTCTCTTTGTGCCCAAGCTATCAGGTACGGGTTAAGGTCAATTCCGTGGTATACAACAGAAGGAGGAAGACATTCTGACAGCACACCATTGCCGCAACCAACATCCAATATACGAAAGCCTTTACGACAATATTTGCATAGTGTTTTTCTGTGACATTGCTGGATGTCGTCCCATTCTGATTTAGAGCAATGGTACATCGCAGTATGTGGTCGTCCTGATACTCTGGCATCAATCATACGTTCCAGCCAAAAGTAAGGGTCTTCCATGCTCATAGTACAGACTCCAGTGCTTCGATGTAACGGTGTTTCAGCATTTCCCATGAGTTGGCAGTACGGTAGTTCTCACCTTCCAATGAGAACTTCTCGATATCCTGATCTGCCCACTGGTCAATGCAGGCGGCAATAGCGACAGGATCTACTACTGATTCTTCAATCTTCAGGTGACCAGACATGACCTGAGTAATGCGTCGTGAGGCAACAGGGATCAGAGGTTCTTCTGGGAGCCACTGGTTGGTTGGGTACCTGTTGGTTGTCATCACCATCATGCCTGAAGCAAAAGCCTCCTGCAATGGAAGACTAAGTCCGTTGTACTTTTCTGGTGCGACATAGACATCGTACACGGGATCGAACAGTTGGTGACGAGGGACTTCACCAGCGATGATTGTTGGGACTACGGCACTCTTAGGGAGGTCAGCTTCCTTGAGCAGTTTGTAGATCCCTTCAGGTTTCTGACAACGAATAGTCAGGTCAATGTCTGACTGGACGTATGCTAATGCTTTGATCAGTTCCAGCGTGCCCTTGTGGTTACGAGAGCCGATGTTACCAGCATTGTGCAGGAACCTACGAGCCTTGGTCCTGCGAGTCCACTGGATGTGGTTCTCAACAGGAACAGGGATGTAGACACCGTCAGGGAAGTACTGCTGGTCCAGTAGTGATGGGTTAATGAACAGATCGAACTTATGTCGTGGGTGTTCGAGGAACCATTCGTACATCGGAATGATAATGGTCTTGACTCCACGCTCACGGCAGCGATTAGGAAAGTTCCAATCGAATGGAGTCTCAAAGAACAGCATCACGTCGATGTCGTCCAGGAACCGTTCTACTTCTGGTCCAGCAATAGTTCTGCTGGTGATCTCCATCGTTCCTTCTGGGTACCACTCCATGTGTGAAGGAGTACCGTGAGGGTGACGGTACACCATAACATCGGTGATAACGCCAGCATCATAAAAGGACTTGGCTAGATGGCCCAACCCTTGTGAAGTGCTATAGACTACAGAACCTACTCTCATGAGTTTCTCCTATATTTCTTAATCAGCATTTCCAGCAGGCTGACGATACATAGCTTGGCTTTAGGACCGATGGCGTCAAACAACCGACGTGAGCTACCGTAGACAGAAGGACTTCTGTACGGCATAGTAGATTCTGTGACAGTAAAGCAGGTATCGGGTGCTACGTTGACAAGGAAGCAAGTATTGCGGATCAACTGACGAATAGATGTCGTGTACGCATTACAGACAACGTAATCGTTGGGTGTGCTCAACTGCATCAGGTCGTAGACGTGTTCCATGTAATCCTTGGCGTAACCGATCGTCACGTCCTGTCCCACATCGAACATTGCTACAGGTACGCCAGTCGCAGCAGCCTTACATATCTTATGCAACAGGTAGTTACCATTACGCCTTGGTGAGTCGTGGTTGTAAAGGATTCCAGTGCAGACGAACATCCCATGGTTCTGACGATACATTCTGGCAAGATGATAGGCAGCAACCTTGGCACAGGCATAAGGACTACGTGGGTTAAACGGAGTCTCTTCGGTCTGTGGTGCTGGTGCATCACCGAACATCGTCGATGAACACGGAATGAATACACGAGCAGACGGACAGTGACGGCGTACGGATGCCAGCAAGTTGCTGACAGCCTTTACCGTAACGTCTACCTGATATGCTGGATGCAGGAACGACCAGTCTACGTTGTCCTGATCAGCTTCGTGGTAAATCTGGTGAGGATCTACCTTACGAATGATCTCGTCCAGACACAGAGCATCCGTAACGTCACCTTGGATCAGGTGGAAGTTAGGATTGCCGATGTTGTGGCGTACGTTGTCGAACGGATCTTTAGATGAATGTCGATAGACGCCGTAGACTTCGTAGCCCTTATCCAGCAGGATGTCAGCAAGATAAGATCCGTCCTGTCCGCATACGCCAGTGATGAGAGCACGCATTAGATTATCCTTAGTTCAGGGAGGGGAACGATGAACTTGCCACCAGCTTTCCGCCATGCTTCATCCTTTTCCCGTTCAAGGAATTCTGAGATGAAAGCATAGGGCAGGACCAACATGTAGTCTGGTCGCTGTTGGCGAACGATTGCTTCGGAGTAGATTTTGATGTCAGTACCGGCTGTGACTTTGCCCCACTTCTCTGGTGAGCGTTCAGCAGCATACAGCACATCGTCGTAATCTATTCCGTACCACTGAAGAAGGAAGTTACCTTTGGTCGATGCTCCGTAGACACAGACCATCTTACCGTCTTCATTGGCTTCGTTGATAATGTCCTGAACTTCGTCTCGGTTAGCCTCCATGCGTGTAATGAAGTCATCGAAGTCCTTGAGTATGTTCTCTTCGGCAATGAACGCATCAACGACACGCTTTGCTGCTTCTGGAGTGCGACCAGTGAGCAACATAGCGTTTGCGATGATCAGGCGGTAAGATTGCCCGTTAACAGCATTGGTGGAGATATCGTAGATCATTAGGCCATGACGCTCAAGTAGCACAGCAAGGCTGTGGAGCGTGTAGAACTCCAGATGCTCGTGTGCCATGTTACCAATATCGTTGCAATTGATCATGTTCTTGAGGCACATCAACTGAGCTACGAACACACCTTTTGGGTGAAGCACAGCAGCGATATCTGCAATGAACTGATTAGGATCTTCGAGATCGTAGAACATACCGCAAGCAGTAATGATTTTGGCTTTGCCTGTAACGGCATTCGTGTAGGCATCGGCTGACCAGAAATCGTTGATCAGGATGTCTACTTTCTCTTGTGGCTCTGAGGCAAGATTCTTAGCTGGTTCTACGCCAACACGGATCAGGTCGTCAGGATAGAAGCCAAGCAGTGTGCCGTCGTTGGAGCCAATGTCGAGTACTACGTCCCCTGAGTGTAGCTCGACTTGAGACATCGCATCCCGCACAACATCGGCCAAGGCTGTACGCATCGTGGCTGTAACACCAGAGCGGTACCAATAGTGACCGGAGTACAGCAACTCTTGTGGTGCTGTGTGCGGGTTCTGGACCAGAGTACATTCTGGACAGTAGACTAGCTCAAGCGGACATTTCTCACCATCGTAGGCGTGTCCGGGGTCTACAAAGTTGCTGATGTACTGATCGCCAAAGTTATACAGAGGCGTGAGTTGATCGTGACCGCAGATGCGGCACGTCGTGCGGGTGGTGTAGGACATGTTCTCACTTGGGGGGCAAGAGACTTAGGGGGTCAAACTCTTCAATGTAACACTTACTGATTGGGTGCTTTCGGTTACCCATAGATGACTCTTCGCCAATGTGCTGCACCAGTGAAGGGTAGTGGACGTATTCGGTCCAGCCAGCAGCATTCATGGATTCAACGATTGCACCGTCTAACGACTTGTGCCCTCGCATAGAATCCCTACGACGAGTAACCATGTGGGGTTGTGACAGTAACGTCTCGACTGCTGCATGATCAAACACCAATGCTACGGCACCTCTACCGAGTTGGTGACCCTTTACAGCACGAGCAGCTTCGTGCCAACCATGTGTCTTCCCGGGAACGATAGCATCGTTTTCCATGAATGTAAAGAGGTTGAGGTAACTTTTCTCTGGTAGTGTACACTCAGTCAGGTACTGCTTGAGGTTCTTAACGCAGATGAAGTCATCTTGGAAGATGGCGTAGAACTGGGACCATGGGTTTCTGGAGTAGAGTTCAAGGAGGGTCATGTGCCAGTGAGCGAAGGTTCGAATGTTCCTTCCACGGCAGATCACCTCGTGAGGCTCCAGCACGTCCGTTAAGCGGCTATCACAAGGTCCGTCGACTGAGATGACGGGTTTATCAAACCCAGCGTCAGCGAGGCTCTGGAGAGTTCTGGGAAGGAGATCATCTACGCGGGCAGGAACAGTAGTGACTGCGTATTCCCAAGTGCCTCGGATGTAGGGCAAGTCTTCTGCTGGTCGTTCCAGTCCACCGTTCCACTTCATGACTTCTGAGCGAAGAAGTTCAGCGTGATCTTGCGTATCTAGTACGCGGCGATGGCTGGTGAACGATGGTAGTGGAGTCATGAACTTGACTCCCGGTACGATCGGTTCAATGTACTCTCGGAACGTGGCTACCTGTGAGTCGTGGATGCAACCGCATAGTGTTTCCTTGGGCAGAACGATATGAGGCATTGGGGGGATTCCACAGGCTTCTACAATCCAGTCACGAACACGAGCAGCAACCATCCCGGGCAGGAATCGTGAGGCAGCACGCTGGTACCACTTCTGTGCGTTCTTTGCTGAGCGTACGACAATACGTTCTGAGAGAGGAATGGTATCGAGCAGAACCTGTTCCGCAGTCATTGTGTTGAGACGGTCAATCTCAGCCTTGCATTCTGAGCAGGGAACTGAGTTGCCTGTCTCTCGGACAACGATGGCATGAAGTTTGGTACCGATGTCAGATACTAGACTTTTATGTTTAGGAACAGATAGTGGGAGCAGAGTACTTTTAACTTGGGTAACGGTCCTACGAACAGTACCATTTGAGTCACGCCGTCGGGTGTAGATAGACATGGGCCTCACTCTCTTGAATTTATATGCTTGATCGCATTGTCGATGTCTACGCTTTGTTTTTCTGCCTCCGCATCAATACTAATAGCCATCGCAGTAGCCTGTATTGCTGTGGCAAGATTGGCCAACACAATCGCCGTGCCTGCCACTAGCACCAACATTTTCCATTCAGTAAGACACATTCGGACATCTCCTTAACAGTCAGTGTTTGGCGGTTCACCGCAGAGACCCTCACTCGGTCTGGTGAGTGTCACTTGCAACGAGCCGAGTCCGCCTCCAAGCGGCACGTCATAGAACACGAGCCACCGTAGCACGTTTGAGGAGTCATTCGTTCCGCAGCCGCAAAGTTTTGCGTAATCGAAATAAACACCCGTACGAATCCACGGACCAGTACCGCCGACCAATGAGCGATAGTACACCTCGATTCCCCAGTCACAATCCTGAACGCCGTACAACGCCGCCGCTTCAGGCGTCACATCAAACAACTGGAAAATTCGAACAGCCGTGTCGGACTCAAAGTCTTCACAGCCGGGAATCGATTTAATGTAATTTGTGTAGGCATTGTAGAACTGGTTCGTGATTGTAGCCCAGTCGATGCTTGTCGCTGGTAGTCCATAGTCTATGGAGGAAGACCAATCATCGCTCCATGTTCTCGAATCATTCACACACGACTCAATCACTGTTGAAACGAAGGCACACCCCAAGTAATCACCAGCATCTGCTGTGCAACAAGTATTAGGCACACAGCCACAGTTGCAGTCGAGCAGAGCTTGTTGTTGATTGGATGGCATTACGCTGTTCCTGTTCCGGGGCATTGAATCTCTACGCCCTCACAGAACACGCCTTCGACGATGTACGTATCACAACGGGTAAGGACTACCGTACCATCACAGCATTCGTAGAACCTGTCAGGGATTCCGATAAGATCATAGTTACCTGTCAGGATCATGTAAAGCGGAATTGTGTCAATTGCTGTTCCGGTACCCGTACCTGTTCCAGTTGTGGGATCGACGACAGTATCGCCCATGTCGGTGATGATTACGTGAGCATTGATACCTAGTGTCAGCAAGCGAGGGTCGTAACAGTAGACCAGAGCACCGTCAGCAGGAACGGAGACTCTGGACGGTTGATTGAGCGTTCCGCACACTACAGCATCAGTTCCAGTATTCTCACCTGAGATCCACTGACAAGGATCACATTCATCGTATTGTCCTGAGCCTGTACCTGTATCCGTACCTGTTCCTGTAATCGAAGGAAGGTTGAAGGTTGGGTCTATTGACAGGTAGGCTGAATAGTACCCGTTACCAAGACACGAAGCGATCCGTGCGTGTTTCTGAGAAGAAGAACCTACAGCATTAACTGGTGACCATTCTGACCCATTACGAATAATGAGCAGCAAGTCTCCTGCTGAAGCAGAAAAGGATTCGTATCTATTCGTCACGCGAATAATTGCTTCGTCGGATGTAGATTCCTCCATATCCAGACTTGACGGGTCCATTGGCTGGACATAACGAATGATACGACCATTAGCAAATGTTGCACCAGTTAAGCTGTTGGTCGAAGCATCTAAGTCTTCTTCCAGCAGTACGTAATACAGCAAGTTATGAATCGTGTGTTGCTTGGCTTGACCAAGTTCTGAGAGTGGTAATGAATGACCGAGCACACGCTTGTGGATCTCGCGTGCATCGGATTCACCGTAAATACCTAGTCTGTTGTTGCTCATGGGATGACCAGTTCGTACAAGGCAGCGAATGCTGTCAGGTCATTTTGTTCTGGGAGAAGGGTATCGACGAATCCAAAGTCAGTCAGTGGATCTGCATCGGCTAGTTCGTCATAAGGGATAGCTAGTCCAAAATTATCTAAAGGCCAAGGAGCAGTTGCTACGTCGCCTCTATCGTTAATCGGAATAGGTACCAGCATGTTGACCGGAAAAGGGTTTCCAATGATGGGCACAGGAACCAGTTGAAGTGTGTGCATTGACACACGACGGTTGGCTTCGCGGAAGTAACCTAGCTCTGAATCTTCACGTCTGTCGACGACAAATGTTGCTGTGAGAGTAACAAAGTGATGAGTTGCTGTCGCACCAGTTCCGTCCTGTCCTGTAGGTACAGACAGGTTAACGGTACGATAGTTCTCTACGCATGTACAGGACTCAAGCAGTACGTGATCAACAGGAGCACCAAACACGGATAATACGTTGATTCTACCGATGAATGGAGCTACGTCAGTGCTGTAGGTAAAGCCGTCATACTCTACGTTCCAAGTGAAGGTGTGGACCTCCAGATCAAGTTCTGCGGAGACACCTTCTAGGATTGGCAGACCGTTGGCATGGAGTAATGGATCGCCGTTGATGTCATGGAAGATGTTGATCCTGACACGGCGAGTGCTGGACTGCCATGTCGGTGGTTCGTCCCAAGGGTACTTAATAATCTGAGTAGCAGGCTGACCAGTGCCGGGAGTCGTGTCGAATCGTTTAACTCGACCGACGTTACCAGCACCTTGGTTCTCACCGTTCAGCAGTTTGTCCAGCCACTGACCAGTCTCGTAGGTCAGGTCTACGATCCAGTAAGGTCTGCCTGATTGGTGGACACGGACGCCATTAGCCTGCTTCAGAATCAGGTCACTTCGTTCTGGATGATAGGACAGACCGATCGTGAATGTAGGTTCTGGTGTAGTACCAAAGTCGTACGCAGGTAGAGCAGCCTGAACATCGACGATATCCTCCAGTGGAGAATCCATCTCGATCAGGCATTGCTCTACGATTGTGTTGACACCCCACGTTGCTGATAGATCCTGAGCTTCGTGGAGGAATCCTATAATCTGTTTAAGACCCATGGGTAACCCTTAATTAACTACTCGAACCATTGCGTTGTCCTCGATCGCCTGAAGCATCGCACGTTCGATAGTGATGAGAGTATCAAGTCTTTCGGTCTGAGGATCTCGTTCAAATTTAGCTTTGAGCATTTGGTCAAATGCCTGAGCTTGAGCGTCGAACCCATTCTGCTCCATGGCAGATTGGACTACAGGCTTATTCATCTGAGCGATTTCGTCCTGCACCAGCTTAAGTTGCTGGTACATGAACTCCTGAGCCATAGCCTCTTCACTGACAGGCAATTGTGGACCGACGAAGGTCGTGTCAATTCCCGAGAATGCTGCCTGTGCGTCTCTAATACGTTTTAGTTCTTTCTCAGCATCTGTCATGCGAAGTGCATCGAGATCGTCACGCATCCTCTGCTGACGTTCGCGAGTAATCTGTCCTTCGACTTGAAACATCTGGTGCTGAGCTTCCAGCAGTTTCTTAGCGATCTCCAACTGACGTTTACGTTCCTCGGTCATGTGTTCATCTTGACTTAGCAGAGCTTCAGCAATTTCCTGCTGAAGTTCCATGTTCTCCTGCATATTGGTTATGTTAGGCTGGTAGATTTCCTGTAGGGCATTCAGAAGTGCTGGGTCAGTAAGTTTACCCTTCAGGTTATCCAGAGCAGTAACGTCCATCAACTGATTGCTGCTCATAAAGTAATCTGCAAACCCACCTACATTGCTGGTCATCATGTTGTGCATTGTGCGTAATGATTCCAGCATGTTCTGCTCATTACCAGCAATGGCAGCATTACGTGCTTCACCGTACAGGCGGCTCAGTTCTCGTGCGGCTTCCTTCTGTCCCTCTGTTCCTTCCAGTGTCATCTTATTCAAACGATTCTGGAAGTCCAGTACCGCTTCCTGACCTCCCATGAGACCTTCGAAGTACGCAGAATTGGCTCCCGCACGCTTCATTTCCTCTTGAGCCATTTTCTCGTCGAGGTCTTTCTGCTCCTGTTTCAGAGCATTGATCTTAGTCTGAATCTCTTCACGAGTCTTCATATCCTGAATGTCACGGGACTCTGCTTCGAACTTCTGGCGAATCTCTGTCAACTTACCGATGTTCTCAGTCTCTTTGCGGAAGTCTTCCAGAGCTTTCTTAGCTTTTTCAGCAGCGTCTTCTGTATCCATCAAGTAACGGACCAAAAAACCGATACCGATGAGGGCTGCAGGGATACCGATGCCTGCAATAGCAGACAAGCCACCAGAGGTACCCAGCAGAGCACGGGCAACCATGGACAGGTTGTTGGATGCTGACATGAGAGCCATGTTCAGTCCGCCACCCATCGACAATACTTGAATGAAGTCTTCAGCAGCGTACGATGCCTGACCGATAGCCATGGCAGCACCGCCGAATCCGCCACCCATTCTGGTAACAGTTAACTGTGCATCGACTGCTGCACGCTGCATCATAGCCTGCTGCATACGCCAGTCGTTAAGCTGCCGTACACGGTCATCGTCGGCTGCACGCTTAGCATCACGCTGACGAGCACGTTCGATACGTGCCGTCCGTTCTGCATTAAGCATTCCAGCAGCTTCTTGACGAGCAAGATCAGCCTTGTACGCAGCAAAGTCAGAGTCACGCTGTGCGTTAGCACGAGCAGCAGCTTGCTGCGACTGCAAAGTACGCATACGTGCGATCTCAGCAGCATTGGAAGCATTCATCTTCTCAATGGCTTCTTCACGATTCAGGATCGCATACTTCTGAGTGATGTACTCACGAAGGTTATCCAGATCCTGTTGGTGTAGCCGCTGTGCTTCAGCATTGGCACGTTGGATAGTCGCAGCGTTGTTAGCTGCATTCTCTCTAAGGGCACGTTCTTCCTGATCCAGCAGTGCGTAACGAGCCTTGATAGCTTCTTCGAGCTTATCGTTAGTGATAGCTCGTCCCAGCGTTTCTGCTTCAGGTACCGCTTGAAAGTTCTGAGCGTTAACAGTATTGATAGCGGACTGACGCTCTTGAGCCAGTTGCTGCTGGCGTACATTCTCTTTCTTCAGTTCTACAGCGTACCATGCTTGAAACTCTTTATCTGCTTCAGCACGGTACCAGGCATTGAACTCTTCCTGAGCTTTCTTTTCCTTAGCCAGTCGAGCTTCTGTAGCCTGTGTGTACTGCGTAACGTGAGCGTTGTAATCAACTGGATCGTTCTTGCCGACCGCATAGACCAATCGCTCCAGTTCTTTCTGGTAAGCACGAGTCTCTTCAGCAGCAGTACGGAAGCCACGGGATACACCTTCGGCATCGACGGACAGCTTGATAGCAATGTCGTTAATGCTTTCCATCTTTTCTCATTCCCTTAACTGCTGAGAGGATAGCAAAAAACCCGCTCCTGATGGCAGCAACGGGTTTGGTGACTAGCCTGCTAAGACGGTAGGTGTAATCCTTTTGCACGGTCCACGACTTAATCATCCATGGAACCGCTGACGACTTAGGGTTGGCAACCTTCATTTGGTGTGCTATGGACATCGCCTGAAGGTCGTCAGTCATTCCCCATCTGTACTCTCGCCAAAAGTTCAGATGCTCACAAAATTCTGAGTAAGGAATAGACTCGATCTCTGACTTGGTCTTCCCCCAACGACTACACAGGAACAAGATGAACCAGCGTGGATCGTCGGGAGTAATTAGTTTTTTGCGGAGTCCGCCTGAGTCCAGACCTTTTCACGCAGAATCGTGTTGATCTCAGTCATCTGTTCTGTGCTGATCATGTCGAGGAAGTAATCCACAACACGAGCCAGATATGGAGCGTCGATGTCGTCAAGTGTCTGACGAACTGCGACATCTTCCTGAACAGTGATAGGCCACTTCTCAGCGTTCTCCTGAGACAAGTGGTTGATCAACTGTGGGAGGAATGGCTTGTTGTCTTCGTACAGGCAGATCAGGACACGAAGACCAGAGAAGTAATGAGGCTGTACTTCAGTCTCAGTTGCTCCCGGGAACTCACGGAGCTTGGCAATGAATGCCGTTGCGAGTCCTGCTGACGGCTCAACAATTTCTGAGGAAGCAGAAGAAGGGAGTGGGGCACGCTTGAGAGGTTTGAGCAACATACAGGTTTCCTAAAAGAAAGGGGTGAAGGGAGGTGTTGTACCATCAGTCTTAGACTGGAGCAGTTACGTCGATGTTAGAGATACGGAAGACAAGTTCTGCCAGTGAGCGTGATCCCTGATCATCAGAGAGCACAGTACCCATTGGAGTGAACTTGTTGCAGTATCCGGTCAGGACCAGAATTGGACCAGTGGTTTCGGCTCCTTCAGCAGGGAATTCAACGAGCAGGTCACCTGAGCGACCGTCGAAGAATGCTGCGTATTCGCGACCACCATAGGTGTCATCTGGGTCCCAGTCAACAGTGAAAGTAACAGTTCCGAGATCGACCATCTTACCGGCTTTGAAGGTGCGGATCAAGTTCCCCCAACCGTCCAAAGTTGTATTCGAGCAAGTTGTTTCCACGTCACCACGAGTGAAGCCGGACCATGTAGGACCGTCAGTTACACAGGCGTAAACGTCACTGGCTGTGTCAACAGCATCTGGTGCTGCTCCACTGCCAGTTGGTACTGTGGTTTGCTCGAACCACTTGATCTTGATTCGTGATGTATCTCTATTAGCCATGAAAACCTCCTAACAGGTAGCCTTACCAGAAAAAGACAGGACGATCATCGTCAGATCAGGATTCGACTGTCCTGTTTTCAACACATACGTTTCATCCTGAGAGTCAAATCTCAGGTAGTTGATGTACACGTTGGTTCCGGTTACCGAATAGGAGGTGAGTTGTGTTCGACGACCAGCGACGATGGGTTGCAGGACGGCAAGCACGGAGGTAACAAGAGCCTTACGTTGAGTATTAGAATGGGCTACACAGGCTACGTCAAGTGTAAAGCTACACTTCTCTGAGTCATTAGCCTCTGCAAGACCTTCTGAGGAATGAAATGGTGTGATCTCTGAGATGTCGTAGAACACGTAACCGTCTGGTGCAGTCTTCAGATCATGTGAGGGTAGGAACGAAGACTTGCTGCACGGAATTGTAGCTCCGACAGCACCGCTGATCAATGACTGTAATCCAACATCCAGAGCGTATGGACTCATTTGCCGAATGCCTTACGGAAGTGTTCCAGTACTTTGGTTCGGAAGATTTCCTTAGCCTTAGCTTCTGTCTCTTGCTTGGTCTTGGCGAAGAAGTGATGCCCTTCGAATCCGTACTTTCTGCCCTTCTTTTTCTTTTCGTCACTGAGGGCACTGAGCTTATGCTTGAATCCAGCTTCCCACAGATGCAGGTAACGAGCAGGCCAACGCTTCTTCAGACCACCAACACTCTTAGGACCAAACACTTTCTTACGAAGTCTACTGCGAACGTCACCACGAGGGTAACGCTTGCTGTAGATTACTGACCCATCATCGGCAGTACGTTTCTGACGAATACCAAATGAGACTTGACGCTGGATCGCTCTGGAGTACTCGGGAGACTTCTCCAGCGTGGTCGCTTCGATGTACTTGTTGTTGACTCCGATGATCCCGTAGAACCGATCAGGGTTCGTTCTGGCGTTCTTGTACTTGGCAACGAGAGCACGATAGGTAGCACCAGAAGACTGCTTGGACTTCTCAGGCAGACTCATCAGCTTGGACTTCAGCACTGTTCGAGATGGGGCTAGTGCTGCTCTCAATGCTTGACGCACGATGTGCCTGCGAAGTGTACCAACGAACTTGGGAAAGCCGTTGATCACCTCAGCAGGCATGTCAAACTTGATCGAGAAGAATGGTTTAGCCATTAGAGGATGTCTTTAAGTGCTTCAATGAATGCAGCTTTTGTTTCCTTGATGCTTACGTCGAATACACCGACACCAGTATCCCACTGTTTCATGTAGGTAGGAAAGTCTTTGTCTTCCGTGTAGTGCAGTGGGTTCAAGTTTCTCAGAAACTGTATGCCGAACAATGTTACATCTTTTACGGACCCAGTTACGGTAGCGACTTTGTCTTTGATGTTAACGTGCATAGTAACCTCAGTACATTGTGGGGATAAGTTGGATGGTGATTGGTTGTGAGACGTTGTCAATGATCGTGATGTTGATTTTCTTCCAGTCACCCCATGGGTCAGTCGCTGGTCCTTGAATCGCGAATACTTTCTGACGAGAAGGAATGACACAGAACATGCCTGCTGTGATCTCTTCGGCAGGTTTGCACCATTGGCCAATGAGCATGAAGGATTGCTCAGAAGCCACACGACCGGAGTCCGTAATCTCTGTTGGCTTGCGAGGAGCTTCCAGAGAGAACGGACCTTTGTAATGAAGAGTGAATTCTTGTGTAAGTTCGCCTGCTGAGTTGACGACTGTGGAGGGTGTCCAGAACTCGCAGATGGTTCGTAGATTAGGGCGTGAACGACGATTGTACTTGTTCATCCACGACTCACTTTCGACCAGTCTTCCGTGATATAACGGATTGCACGATGGTCATTCAAAAGGTTGAGATCGCGAAGTTGACAATAGCCTTGAGGAAGTTCTGAGACAGAACCATCAGAGATCGCATCACGGTACTCAAACAGGTGGTAAGCGAGGATCTTGATAGCTCGGATGGTTGATTTGGGTACAGCGTCGTATGATGCGTAGCCGGTGGTGTAAGTGATGGTGATTGGGTAGGGTTGCTCATCGTTGATCTCTTCAAAGACTTCTTCCCAGTTCTCAGCCCACAGTTTGGATGGTTCTGAGGTGTAGAGAGTGTAGTCGGCGGATGATACGGTTCCTGTAGTCAGATCGTCTTTGATGTACGTGAAGGTTGTGATCTCAGTAACACGTCCGAATGGCAGGAAGAACAGACCATCAGGATTGCAAAAGGCATCGTACGGGAGAGTGAGTGTAACAGGTTTACGGAGAATGAATCTCCACTGTTCCTTCTCACAGATCGAGATGCACTCGTGGAGTAAGTCTTCCAGATCGACTGGTAATAGTTCCGTAGGTGTTTCTGGATCGAAGCCAATATTACGTTTGGTGGCATCCAGCAGTGTGGTGCCTACAATCGTACTGAGTGCAGCTTCACTGGCAAGATCAACGTACATCGGCATGAATGATCTCCAAAAGACAAACCGCAGTACAGCCACCCCCTGAACTGTACTGCGGCTGTTTACCCTCTTGCGAAGGTTGTACTAAGCTGTTACGCCTGTTCCGGTTGGAGTCAGGTCGCTGTACTGGTGCAGGGTTGTAACCTGAACAGCAGCATCCAGCGTGTCGGTGTTGGTACCAGTCAATCGGAATACGACTGACAGGAAGACAACGCCTGCCTGATCCTGAGCGTAGCTGACTTCTTCGCTGTCGACTTCTACTGCCATGTCCATGTTGGCCAGAGCAGCAGAGAAGACACAGGTCTTGATGGTCGTGAAACCAGATGACCCGTCAGCAGCGGTGGAACCAGAGACTGTAACGGTCAAAGCACCAGTCAGGTCAGCATCGTTGATGACCAGCATGGCTTTGTCGAACAGGATGTCGATGACGTGAGCATTACCGATGCTCCCGTTCATGGTGAGCGTCCCCAAAGCCTTGATAAGGCTCTTAGAGGACAAGTGAGTGAACTTCTGAGTAGCCATAGTATTTGTTCCTGTACAGGAGAAGAATCGAAACACGGAAGGGAGAGGGGCATGGTTCAGGTGAACCTTACTACATGCCCCTCAAACCTGCATGAACTATGCAGTCGTCTTGGACAGGACAACGAATGGTGACAGAGTCAGACCAGCCTTGGCAGGAGTCATGACTGACTTCCACCATGGGCGAGCATCATCGAAGCTGGTGAAGAGGAAGACTTCTTCGCGTTCGAGGAAGCGTACGTGGATGCTGCGTGTCAGCGTACCAGTTCCGCGTTCACCGTACAGTACCTGCGTTGGGTTGACGCAAGCGAGGAAGTTGTCGTTCCACTCGCTGATGGCTGAACCATCCTGACCACTGGTGATGCCGTTCATGTACTCTGTCCAGATGATTGGACGACCGAGCAGCATGTCTGGGTTGGCAGAGTCAGCAGGGTAGAACAGCTTCACGAGACCAGCGTTGTTTGGTGACTCGATGTGCAGCGTTGCGATCGTCGGGAACAAGTCCAGAGAGCACAACCAAACTGCGTTCTCGTAACCCCAAACTCGCTGACGCATCTTGAGGATGTTGGTACCGTTGACGATAACAGATGTTGACTGACCGTTTTCACGGAGTACAGTCAACAGTGCTTCGTTGCTGGCGTGCAGCATACCCAGAGGTCGACCGATACCATTACCGTTCAACAGTTCGTTGATGCGGTAAGAGCGAGCTTCCTGACGCAAACCCTGATCAATCAGAGCAGCGATAGAGAGAGGACTGTCAGCCATCAACTGATTGGTTGCTGCAGCAGCACCGTTCAGTTCATGTGCCTTCAGCGTGATCATCTCCATGGCGTTCTTGCTGAGCGTAGGAGCAGCAGTTTCCTTACCACGGTAGACTCGGAATCCACCAGTCACTGACTCTCGGTGGTCTTTGTCAACTCGGGCAGGAATATCGACCGTTGGAGCAGTCATGGGGATACGAGTCATCTTGCTCGTAAGCTGGTCGGCTTCTGGCTCAAGCTGCATAACCGTGTTGATGAAGCCACGAGGTACAGTGATACCTGCTGCTTCCCAGTTGGCCTTGCTGAATTCGTCAGATCCTACTGCGTCCATCACAGCAGCTTTCAACCGTGGGTCGATTGCTTCTGGACTGCGGGACTTGTAGGCGTTGACAACAGCACCGAGGTACTCCTGCTGGTTCTTGAAGCCGAACTTCTCTTTGTCGTCTTCCCATGCTGGACG